GAGAACAGACCAAGATTATTGTTCTTTACTTTGTAATCGTAAAGAATAACGACCTCTTGAATCTGACCATTTGCATCATGGTATACTCTGTATTGTTTTTTATTAAAAAAGTAAATCTGATATTTTAGTTTCGGGTCAGGTCGAAAATAAAATAGACCGCAACCATCAATTAAAAAGTTTCGGATAATCGCGGGAAAACGAATATCAAGTCTATTTAGCTCAATAACATCAGAAATAAACTTAGTTCTGCTCTTAAAAGTATCTTGGTCACAATAAAACGATAAACCCTTCTTAATCATTAAGAGGGTCATTTGCTGAAGGTGGCTTAAAACCACCATCGTCGCAGCTTGATTCGATCGATCCTGAGTGCGAGCCGCCTCTAAAATCTCTTCAAACTGATTACGGACGTCAACAGAAGCTGTCATTACTTATTAAACCTCCGAACCAGCAGGCAGGAGGTAGTTCCGTACTCGCTCTATTCTAAGGGCAGCTTCTGGAAGTTTCGAAACTGGGTATGAAGTAATTAAATGATCCTCACGACCTAACATGTCTGTATTACCTTCTTCTGGTACAAAATCATCACATAGTTTTTGAACTTCTGGTTTATCCCAGATGTAATACTCAGCAATATTACGAAGTTTTGTTTTACGACGATCAGAATCTCCCATCCAGCTCAAGTGCCAGCCCGCATTTCGATCACCTACATACCAATTATTAGTAGTGGCTCGAAGAGAAGAAAGTGTACCAAACTCTTTAAGCTGACCAACTGTAGATGCTGTACCGCAACGCCAATCAAACTTTTCACCTTTTGGAGAAACTAACTGACGATCAGCTCTTCCATAATGCATAGACATTGAAAGACGAACAGTTTTATCTGAGTGCTCAAGGACTGCCTCTTTTATTTCATCTAGTTTTTCAGGATTTGTAATCTCATCACAATCACTACAAATAAAAAAAGTATCTTCCGGCATCATAAAAAGTCCAACACTGAGTGCGTCACGCTGACCACGTTCTCTAACCCATGGGTCCGGAGCTTCTTCATACGAAGGCAGTTCTACGTGCAGAACTTGAATCTTCTCCTCAGGCAACCCCAGCTCCTTAATTGTCTCTACGCAAGAGAACTCTTTAGGATCACCCCTGTGGGTGCGGTTTGCATCTGTAATCAAAAAACCGTCTACGTGATCTTTAAGAGTTTCTACGCGAAGCTCAAGAATCTCTTTTTCGTTGAAATAAGGAAAACAGTCGATCAGCACTGCTCTAAAGCTTAGTAGCAGTATGCTACCTCAATTTTGCTGTCCTTCACCCATAGCAAAACGTTTTTTACTCCGTTCAAGGAGTAACTTTTTCATATCTTCAGTGTCTTGGTCTTCTGGGGGGATAGATTCAGTTTCAAACTGTGCGGCACCATCATTAGCCGAAGGCATTTCCGGAGGCGTGGGACCTCCTACCTCTTGATCCAAACCGCTTTGTTCGTAAGAGTCGAACTCTTCTGTAGAAGGTCGTTCTTGCACTCTCTGTTTATTCGCAGCGCCGACTGCCTGAGAGTACCTCTTAGCGAGAATGTTGCCGAACTCTTGAAAATCGTTCATCAGTATAAAACCAGAGCGGCGTTAATAGATCCTCCACTCAATGTAACCGCGCCAAAAGGCAGAAAAATATCACCAGCAATATTTTCAACGTGAAGAAACTGATTTTCAGCCATGTCGTTCAGACGAACATATACATCATCTTTACTATTACTGCTCTTGTTTTCGATAAAAAGAGCGCGACAAGTGGGAAATGTCGTTTGCCCGTCTGTGGGCACCCAGTGAAATCCACTGGCGTAAGGCAGTTCTGACTGCTGCCCATACACAGAACCAAAAGCACGAATGTCCATTTTCTAAGTCTTTTTGTCAGTCTAGCTTACTCAGATCAATAAGCTTATTCAAATACCACTGTGCCTTTTCTAAGTCTTCAACACCGTTCTTGTGCTTAAATCGCCATAAATATTTAAAACAAGATAACTGACAAAAAGACTTCACAGCCTCTACTCCAGCAGAAGATACCATGGCATCTATGCACTCAATATCACCTTGTGAATAATGAATAGGATGATTAACAGCTTCCATCGGTTTTAAACATAGTTCCGGTACAAATAGTATCCGACTCTTCGTAGATAAAAGGAGAATACTTCACATCTAGATGTTTTACCAGACAGCAAGAATGAATTTCTACACTGTCTCCACACGAGGCGATAGGGACAACTCGCCGGTGTTCTTGGTCGCTTTTAAGATCCTCAAAAGCTAAACCCATAGAACTTCTATCTGCTATAGGCCAGTTACGTTTACCTGTTTTTGCGTGACTCAAAGTGGGATGACAACTTTGACTAGATATATATTTTTCAGCGTCTTCTTGATCTAAAATCATCAACCCAGCGTAAGGATTACCAAGAGAAGTAAAGCCAATAAAATTAGGATCCTTAGGTGTGAGAATCACACCGCATTCATAAGGTAGATCTCCCCAGACATTCGGGGTTAAACCGTTCAAATTCCATTTTTTATAGTTGTCAAAAGGTATTTCTAGTCCTCTATATTCTTCGTACCTACAAAAACCAGGCTCAAGGTTTAACTTTTTCAATTTATCTTTGTAAAAATGCCAGTAATTAAATTGATCTGAGCCAAATAACATATCATTTTCTGAATACATATAATAATCATGAGCTCTACTTAGTGCTCTATTAGTTAGGTGTTTTTTATGAGCCCAACATAATGAAAAACCTGTATACTCAGAAGAAGCAACATTAAAATTTACCTGTTTTAGATGACTGTGACCTTTAACAATCAAAGAAAACTCATCTACATCACATTTGTGACCGTGGTCTATAAAAAACTCGACGTAGACATCTAGAGGTAATGTTTCGTACCCCCTTAAAACAGCAAGTGTGCTTTCAACCCGAGACAGGGGATCGTGAGCTGTTACAGCAATGTAAATTGATTCCATCAATACTCAATGTTGTAGTTGCCGCGTTTTTGCAAGTAAGTCACCAAGTGAGTGTACGCATCTAATAAATCATCATGTGACGTAGCGCCAACGTTTAATATCTGATCCATTAAAGCATCAAATTTTCTAAATCTATTAAAAGTAACTTTTTTATTTTCAAGAAGCCCTAATGTCCCTCTGAATCTTGCGATCTTATCGCCCCTGAATCCTTTAACTTCATGAATGTGTAAGTTACCAAGACCACGTTCTGTAAGGAGGACTCGTTTTAAGTCAGCAGCAAGAGAAGCTTGGTACGCAACTGCTTCAACAACAAGAGTAACTGTCGAGTAGGTGGGAAAATATTTATCGTCTTGTAGCTCAAGTATCCCCCACTCAACAAGCATGTCGCACAGCAAATCAATTTTTTCTAAATTTCCAATAGATCTAACTTGATGAGAATCAATAATGTAATATTTATCTTTTAATCTGCCTCCGAGTACGAAAGCAGTGTAATCAGAAGTTTCATTTTTACTAGCTGATAAATCAATACCAACAGCTAAACAATCAAACTCTGTCTCGACCTCTGCTTTAATCAATAAGTCTGGCGACAACACAAGATCAGATGTCATAACTGGTTGTTGTTGATATTGATAAGCAAACGCCACGGGGTCTAGTTCTTTTTGACCTAGTAAATAATTGACAGACCACTGCTCAGGCCAGTAACTAACAGGCTCACCTTCTTTGTCATAGGAAAGAGCTTCCTGCGATACTTGTTTCCATCCTTTTTTAGGAATAAACATAGTTTTGTGAATATCAAGAGGATGGAATCGAGTACCTAGACAAATAGATCTGCCGCCCTCGAACACAATCGGTGCAATAACTGACGACCAGTTATTATTCATCTCATCTCTAACAGCAGGGTTCTTAATATCTGAGCTTGATTTAATAGGGTCATCAACAATGACCAAATGAGCTCGTTTCGAAGTAATAGAACCGCGCAGGCCAGCAGCTCGAAGAGTAAATTCTTCGTCACCCACACGTGGTATACCTGCGTAATCAAAATCGATAGACCAACCTATATCGCTCTGCATACCCGCTCTAAGTTTTACCTTTGGAAATATTTTTTTAAAGGTTGATGAATCAATAATTTGTTTAATAATTCGACTCTTAGGAATAGCTGTGGCGATATTGTAAGAACAGTAAATAATCTGAAGCGGTCTCTGAGCCGTCGTGTGCTTACCAATAACCCAAGCAGTAAATAAGTTAAGCACAGTAGACTTTGCTGAACCTCTAGGACTTAAAATATCAAGGTTTGGTCCAGCTATATCAAGTAAGTATTTATTGCTTTCTCCTGTAATTAGCTCTTGGTGCCATTCCAACATATGCCTAGCTGGAGGTTTATCAAGTAACGTACAAAATGTCATAAAGTCATTCTGAGCACGATTGAATACACTGTCTATCGCAGAGTCATTACTATCCATAGCTTTTTGAGCTCTCGCCTTCAAAGCACGTCGATAAGCGTATGTTTCTCTGCTAGGCATTTCCTTAGACTGCTCGTATACTGTTAGTGAAATTCTAACTCCGTATGGCAAAGATACTCTGGTATGGTGATGCCGTCTCTAACACTGGTTTTGCTCGTGTAACGCATAGCGTTTTAGATCACTTAAAAAAAGAACATGAGGTAGTGCTATATGGTATTAATTATCAAGGTGATCCTCATGACTACCCATTTAAAATCTATCCCGGAGCTGCTCACAACCCTAACGATCGATTCGGTGTGGGTCGAATACAACAAATCTTAGAAAAAGAAAAACCTGACTTTTTTATATGTCTTAACGATATTTGGATCTGTAACCAGATTTGGGAGCGAGTTCACTTCCTCAAAGCACAATTTGATTTCAAGTTTATTGCATACTTCCCTACTGACTCAGAGTGGTACCCGCTTCCTATGCTGCGGTACATCAAGGACTGGGATTTTGCAATTACCTTTACTGTTCAGCAAGCTCAGCGTTTGATGGCTCACGGGGTACAGCCTAAAAAAATGGGTGTCGTCCCTCATGGTCTCGATCGGGATAAATTTTTCGAGATTGATCAAAGAGAAGCCCGCAAACGACTCGGTCTACCCCAAGATAAATTTATTGTTTTTAACGGAAATCGTAACCAACCACGTAAATGCATTGATCAAACAATCAAGGCTTTTGCTGAGTTCTGTGTCGATAAGGATGATGCGCTTCTTTATCTGAACATGGCTGAGAAAGATCTCGGTTGGCATGTAAAAGAACTCTTAGAAACTGAATTACGTCGAAGAGGCGTTGACCCGACGCAGAAAGTTGCGCTTACCCCAAATATGAATTACCAAGCTGCTCCACCCGACCAGCAGTTGAATTTGATCTACAACGCTGCTGACGTCGGTATCAACACAGCTAATGGAGAAGGCTGGGGTCTGGTGCCCTTCGAACACGCTATGTGTCGCAAAGCTCAGGTAGTACCTAACCACACGTCTTGTAAAGATATCTGGGAAGGCAGTGCGCCTTTAATCAACATAGGAGCCTGGGTGAACGACAAAGACTTAAATGTAGAACGAGGTATTATCGATTACAAACATGCAGCTCAGTTACTAACAGAGCTCTACGAAGACGACACTTATAGGCAGTCAGTAGCAGACAAATGTTTCGATGTAACTCAGAACCCTCAGTATCGATGGGAAGCTATCGCTGAAGGGTTTACCAAAGCTATGGAGGTTCTTAAGTGAATCAGCAAATTCGTTACGACACGGCTTTAAGTTATTTAGAGCAACCCGTTAACATTCGACCATCAACCGGATATCCGACTATTTACCAACAAGCTTCTGATATAGGAGGGACATTTACTCGTATTAAATATGGACTGCCTGATCAAACAGTCGCTAATTTTAGTCCTTGCCTAACAGCGCACAAAGGACATCGTCTTATCGCGTGGAGAAACCAGCCAGAACCTTTTACATTCAGACACGACAGCAAATATTTTTACTACAACAACACTCCTACAGAAGTTTATATCGGTGAGCTAATAGGTGACGACACAATCATCGGTGCTAAGAAGCTCCGAGAAAAACCTCATCGCTTAAGTTACGAAGATCCTCGTCTTTTTGTAACACCTGACGATAATTTATACGCTCAGTTTATCACTAGCTCATACGCAAGTATATACGATTCATCGAAACACACGATGGTCAATCAGCCAAAGGTGTGTGTTGCCTGTGTGGATGAGTATGGTAACGGTGTAAACGCTGTTTATCCGCCAGTAGGCGATAACCGCAAACCAGAAAAACCTGAAAAAAACTGGTGCTTCTTCAGCGAAGACGATCAACTAAGGCTTCTTTACTCAACTATTCCTCTAATCATTAAAACACCCGGTCAACAGGATAAAACAATCGATTCCAGTAGCTTGAAAAAGGTTACCGGAGACTATCCAACTTTTAATTCTACAGCACCCATCAAAATTGGCAACGAATGGCTTGTATTTTTTCACTGGAAATACATGGCTTTTGACAGCAATCACCAGATTACATACCTGTTGTACCACTTAGGTGCGTATACTCTGGATGAAAAATTAACCAAAATCACAAGGCAATGCACTGAAGCTTTGTTCAGTGGATCCACAAGCGATCGTTTGATCTGGTGGACTGATGTAACAGGTCGTCCAATCTCAAAACAACCAGCTTGTGTGCTTCCTTTTGGAGGTATTTATGACGAACAAAATGACTCAATAGAACTATCTTTGGGAGTCAATGACTCGTTTATGGGTATCTTTAAATGCCCGCTAACTAACGTACTGGCGAAATTAGAAAAAATCTAAGACTTCTCTTCTCGCTCGATAGTAGACCAGACCACCAACGATGCTTCTTCTAGTAGATCTGCCATTGTTGGTGAGTCTTCAAAACTGTTTAACAACTCACGTAAACAACGATCCGCACCAGCAAGTAAAAGGCCACGGCGATCAAGACCGTCTGTGAGCTGTCGAACTGCTTGGATGTGCGACCTAAGTTCTTTTTGAAGAACCGAGATTTTCGTCGCTGCTGTTGCATGGTCTAACATTCCATTGAGGGTCATCTGCCGAACATTATCAATATCAATTTTCAAAGAATCAATCTCTATAAGCAAAACTTTTCGTAAGTCTTGCTTTGGGTATTTTTCTTGAATCCACGAGGTTATATCCGCGATAGATCCTGTGTACGCAGGACGCATAAACCTAGCATACAAATAGGACTCAATATCGCTCGTAGCATTTTTGGCATAATGCAAAAATGAGTCTTTCTGAGTCTTATCGAGAGACTGTAACCAGCTTCCTACCGTGGCTTGAATTTCCGTATCAATCATGCAAAGAAGTTTTGACCAGACATCGCAATTCCCATCGCATTACGGCGAAGATCTTTAGTAGCCGCTGTATTTGCTCTAATACGAGCAAGATCTCCTTTTACCTTCGACTGGTTACGAGTAAGATCACCAATGACCGATGCGTCGTTTAGAGCTAAAGCCCCAGCAATACGCTGTGCTCCTTGAGCTAATAAACCTTCTGTACCAGCCCTGGTTTGTAAAAGACTACTTAGAGTATCACCATACTTTTGAGCAATGTTAAGCTTCGCTCCTTCTTGAGCCGCTTGAATACCTAAGTTCGTGGAACCAAGAGCTTCAGCTAAGCGATTATCTCGGTTAAGCGCCTCTGAACCAGCCTTTGCAGCAAAAGTTGGATTTAATAACTCAAGACCCAGTTTTGCACGACCAGTTTCTTCGGCAAGATTTTGACCCTTGTCCAACATACCCATAACTTCAGCCATTTGCGAAGCACGAGCACCTGACGAGTCTTGAGCTGCGTCTTTGAGAATAGTTTTTTGGCCGCTACTTAAACCTTCGACATACTGACCAAGAGCACCAGTAGTTGCACCAGTCGTTTGTGCAAATCGAAGCGCCGCCATTGTCAGCGGAACATTAGCTGCTGCAGCCTGAGAACCGTAAAGTGCAAAATAATCAGCAGGAGGCATCGCAGACGCAGAACCGCCTCCGCCGCCTCCGCCGCCTTTAAAAGCATTTATTAAAGCAGCACCACCGGCTGCAGCTGTACCAATACTTCCAATAACGGGTGCAGCAGCCGCTAAGGCAGGAAGAATTCCAAGATGAAAATGAGGAACGAGCGCGGAAGATAGCTCAACTAGTGGCATCATGATTAGTTAACCGCTTGACCGGGTTGGAAGGCTTGTATCGCAGCTTGGGTAGGCCCAGATAAAGCCTGAATAACACCTGTGTTAGGTGTAGCAGCAAGAATACTGGTGTTCATAAGAGCCGTAGCCATAACTGTATTGGCACGAATTTTTTCTTGCTGAATCTTTCGCCACCCGTCAAGTACGTCTCGACGAGTTTTCTCCCTCATCTGACCCATTTGGGCTTTAGAAAGAAGATTGGTGGCATACGCTAATTCTTCTTTCCTACGACGCGATGCGTCGTCTAAGAACCCAGGAGAGGTAAGTACTTGATTTTGCTGATTAGCTTGATCAAGTTGCTTACGATAAATGTCAAAAATTTGACCTAAAGCATTCGATGTGGGAGTTGAATCATAACCAGGAGCTTTTTGTTGCCCTTCTATAGAAGTCTCTGAGGGGGTTTTTTCAGCTTCAGTAACAGAAACAGGATCAGGATCAGGATCAATATTTAGCTTACTATTAAGTTTTCCGCGAATACTTTCAGCTCCACCGGGGAGAAAACCACCAAAAACATATTTATCGTACTGACCATACGCACGGCCGAGACCTTGTTTTACCGCACGAGGTAATCTATCAAGGAGGTTTTCGACACCACTTACGGGTTCTTCTTGAGAAGAACTACCGCCCGTAGTTAGTAAAGTTCTCTGAAAAAGTGGGTTTAAGTTACTTGCATCAGATAAATACTCAGACATAATCAAAAACCTCTGCTTAAGTTGGCGAGAGCCTGATTAGATCCTACTGGATCTTGAGCTAAAACCTTACTAATTGCGGTCTGGAGAGTACGCTCACGCTCTTGCCCTAAGTTACCTAATGAAGCAAGCCCTTGTCCGATGTTAAGCTGTTCACCTTTAACGCGGGCAATGTAAGCTTCTCGACGTGAAGCTTCTTCAAGAGCAGCGTTGTTACGCGCAATAGTTTTATCTAGGATATCGTCAACATCTAAGAACTCATAATTTGCACCCGCCGCATTGGCTGCTGCCCTGAGTTTGTTTTCTTTTTCAACAAACCTGTATAAATTCTGAACGTCAGCCATCGGAATAGTAAATTTACTACCCGTACCGCCTTGTGACGGAGCGGAACGTAAAGCACCTCCCTGACCCAAAAGGCCTTGCATCAATGCAGGAATAAGTGACGCAATCGAGCTACCAAGAACTGAAGAGTAAACCGGATTAGGTGCTCCAGCTTTACTTGCAGCAGTAATAACACGAGAAAGTCCAGGTAAACCAGCCATCAACTAACTCCGGGCTTGTCGTACTGAATTCCGCTTAGCGGTTTCTGCTTAAATTTTAAATCATTTTGTTCAGAATACATCGGCATTACTGTTTCCTTTTGCTCTTTTGACGGAACAGCCGCAGTCTGAGGAAAGTTTGAAACTAAGTAACGCCGTAAAAACTCACTTGGATTCATATTCGGAGCATTATTCCGAATATCCTTCTCCCTTAATTGTTGCTCGCGATAATTCATTAGCTCAACTGCTGAAACTGAATCGAAGGAGGAACATTATTACTAGAAGGTGAATTAAGCATTGAATAATTAGCACCCATGTTTGGGGTATCGTATTCAGCTGGTCGCTGAGAAGATAGTTCATTCATATGCATATCCTCTTGTCGGTCTAACATATCTAAAAACATAAGCATTTCGTTCATAAGATCCGGACGCTGGCAGATACGCTCGATAAGTTCAACCAGAACTTCATCCATCGAAGGAGGCTGAACTTGTTCCACACGTAGACGTGCGGCTAATTGATTACGACCCATTGGGTCATCAACATCTGGGTACGAGTTAATCGACCGCGTGGCTCCGGTATACATACCGCCGGGCTCACCTTCTAAATTAGGAGCGTATCCTTTTGCATAATTACGAAGCACTTCAGCAACAACAGGCGCTGCAGCTGCTTGCTCGTCTGGGGTGATGGGAGTAGGAAGGCCCAGCATCCGAGCAGCAAAAGCGTAATCTTCTCTAGAAAACACCTGAACCTACAGCAATAGTTAATTCCATTGTACTCTGTATTCCTAAAACGTCGCCTGGCGAGACATCAAGGGTTAAACAGATTTTTTCTAGAACTTCAGGTGACGGTATATAACGATCATCAGCATATATTTTCCTCGTAGTCGTTGGTGAGATACAAGCTTGCTTACTCAACGCAAAAGAAGAAATATCCTTTTGCGCGAGTAAGTCTTTGAGGTTATTAATTAAATAACCACTAGCTGTGTGTGCGGAGTAAAAAGGCATTACCCAAGCTTTAGTCCCTCAGAAATGTTAACTAAACCAGTACCACTGAAATGACCGAAAGACGTCAAATCAATTTTCGGAGAGCTAATTAAACGCCAAGAAGGCATTTCGCTCTGGAACCGAATGTCGTCAAGAAGTAGCCAACGATTCTTTTTAGGGAATTTAACGGTTGTTAACAAACTATAGAACGTTCTTTCGAAAATACCGTCTTTAGGTCCATCGCACATAATAAAATCTGCATTAATCAAAAGATCCGCAAAGCGATTGAATACATCACTTTCCTTAAGATCTTCTAGATGTTGCGTGAGTCTCCCACTTTCAAAATCATTATCAGTTAAATAAGTTGTCTCATAATTTTTCCAAGAAGCGACGTCAAACGTGGTCACCTTATCTTCGTCAGGAGAGTAGTCAAGCATCACACGAGCAGAGGTTCCGTAGTGTGTACCAATATCGATCAGACTAAGTGGTCCTTGACTACGATCAAGATTAAAAATAAGACCAGCTAGAAGCCTGTAGTGATCACCAGGAAGACAGTTAGCAAAAGGATTATCACAGGATACACGACACTTCGATGCGGTTTTAACGCTATCGAGAACATAATCCCAGTTGTCAAATTGCTGAGCAGCAACATCGTCGTCTACAGACCAGCACTCGCTAGGAATGCGATGTCGAACAGATTTCATAATTAAAAACCTAGGTGTTTACGTCGGACAAAACCTAAATCGTAAGTCGTAAAACTTACAGGCATGTCCGGAATATTAAAAGGAGTCTCATTAGTTTCACCCTCTACATGAGCTTGCCAAGCTTTATTCCACTTTAAATGCAAGTACTGTTTATTCATTTCATGCGCTACATGAATACCCTGAGCGATAGAGGGTTCCGAGCGCCAAGTTTGCGACCCATCCGAATAATCATTTTTCTTACCACCGTGGTAATAACCAGAGTCAAGACTTAAAACACGCTTCACATCGTCGTGAATAAAACGCATCCCATAATCCATATCTTCGCAATAACCTGGATACAAGTTTTCATCAAAAAGACCGTACTTTTCAACCATCCAATCTTTTAACAGAAATATATCCCAACCTCCTCCATTTCCATGAACAATACCAACCTCTTTATCTTGAGCTTTATTATTCATTTCCTCAAGAAAACCAGGCTCAAACTTAATGTCGTGATTAGCAATCACCCAGTAAGGGGCTTTCATAAACGTTTTAATAATTAAATTCCAGGCTCCACTGCAACCAACATTGGCAGGCAAATGACAAACATGAACATTTTTTATATATCTATTAGGTATCTCTTTAATAAGATCTACTTCATTAGTAATTTGCCCTCTTCCGTTGTTATTAAAAACAACAAAATTATCTACAGGGTAATCAATACTCATGTACAGGCGATGAAGCCAGTACGGAGTATTAACAATCGCAGTACCAATAACAGGAATGCTGCCCATAAGCTGTTAGCAATGGCAGTATATTAACACAAATCTAAGTTTTGACCATCAGAATCGATTTGATTTTGAAGATGTCTATAAAAAGCCCCTCGTCTTGCTTTGTAAGACCGGGAATATTTAATTTTTTGAACACGTTTATCTCTTTTGTAGATTCGTACACCTCTCTCATTGATGTAATACTCCCCTCCAAGGGGACCAGTGATCCATTCACGTTCGTTGTCCACGATAAATCAAACAGTGTAATCGTAAAAAACTTCTCCCTGTCTTTTAGAACTTTGTTCTAGATACTGAATTCGTTTATTGAGCAAAGTCCTGATATAAGAAGTTGGTTTGAGGTTTGCTTCTTCTGCAACTTTTTGTAAAGATTCATACTCTTTGTCATCTAAACATATTGTCACAGAGCGTTTGCGTAGTTTTCCTGTTCGAGTGTTTCCCATGAGATTCAGAATATAGGAGCGGTGGGACTTGAACCCACAAGAGCTTTGCAGCTCGACGGATTTTAAGTCCGTTCCGTAGACCAATTCCGGCACACTCCCGAAAATTCGGCAGACTGTCACCGACAACAGGACTATAACCTAAATTTTGAAGTTGCCTACCCTATAAGCACTGTTAATATGCTGATGTTTACAACATAAAAAGTGACTGCATCCTCTTTTCAAGACCTAATGGGTCAGCTTAAAGACAAACCATGCGTAAAAGTTCAATCAGAGACTAAAAAACAACTGTCTAGTCGCTATACCTTCACAGAAGGATGGTACGACGCGCTGCTTAATAGTGAATTTGTCATCAGAAACAACAATACGGATAAAAAAATTAAAATTGACGAACAACAAAAGCTTCAAATCGTTGAAATCGGTGTATATGAAGGTGCTTCTAGTTGTTTTTGGTCAGATTTTTATCTAAACAACCCAGATTCTCGCCTTATTTCTATTGATCCCTTCACAGGAAGCGAAGAACACTTAAAAGAACCTGAGAAATACCCTGGTCTTTCCAAACTAGAAGTAACTGCACGAGAAAACATTGCGAAATCAGATAATGCGGGAAAAGTTGAAATTATCAAAGGATACTCACATCTAATTTACCCACATCTTTCTTATCGTTATGGTGAAGATCCATGGATTGATGTTCTTTATATAGATGGAGCGCATGATTCGATTTCAGTTGCTCGTGACATCACTTTATATGTTCCTATGGTTAAGCCTGGCGGGGTGGTCTTTTTTGACGATTACGCGCATCCTGACGTCAAACGAGCAGTTGATATGTCTTTGAACGCATTTGCTGAGTTTGAACTAGCAATGTTTACAGGCTGGCAGCTAGTAGGAAAAATTGCAGACTATAAAAAATCTCACGGATGATAACGCTTCAAGGCCGCTGCAGCTCTTAAAGCGGCCTATCCACGGAAGTTGACACTGCTGCAACAGTGTGGGGGATCCAACTTCAAATGGATGTTACCGTTTATCACAGCTCTCGCAAGGCTGCGCCCACAGAAATCTACTTGCAATGGCTAGCCGCTGACGTCGTTTTTTTCTTTACTCACCCTTTAACCCCTTCTATTACTGCAGCTCGCGCTTACCTCGTTTTTTACTTCAACTTATCCGAGCTCAATAACGATAGTATGGTCGCTGTTGCAACGCTAAACAAATTCTCTACACGACCAGTTATCTCTGGACACACCTCAGACACCAACGCATCCTTATCTCTTTCCCGCGTATACTGAGTGCATGTAGCGTACCCAACGATTATGAGTACACCTTGATACAAAAATACTGCAACTAGCGACCTAAGTAAAAATACTTTAGGTCTAAACTCATTCACGATCTATTTAAATTGTTCCAAACATTCTTTGAATAGTTGGCAACCCACCTGCCACGGCTTGCGACACACGGTCCTCTTCAGTCTCGTAAGTCTTATATTCAAGATCCTCGTCGTCCGCAGTTGCTTCATCTAACGCCGAAAACGCAGCATCCAAGAAATCAGGATCAGTAATCGAACGCATAAAACTTGGCTGATCCTGAGGCACAACACCAGCAGGACTTGGATCTTCAACTACTGAGTCTTGGAAATATCGTGTAGATCCTCCTCGTGTCGGATCGCCGAGATAATAATCAGAGGGATTACTAGGGTCACCGCCGACGAAATCAAAATAAGATCCTGCAAAAGGAGGATACGTTGCTTCCTCCATTCGTGTTTCGAAATCCACTGGTCCCGGAGCGCCGTAATCATCTTCCGGAACTTCAGGCGTAGGTTCGGATGGGATAATTTCATCTTCAGGTTTTGGTTCTGGTCCTGAACCTCGAATAAAATCTAAAATCCTAAATACTTCTTCGCGTTCATCAACATTTTGAATACCTACCTTTTTAGCAGCTTTTTTTACAGTGGCCTCGTCATACTCATATAAAGGATTAGTAAAACCATAAGAATGAGGATTACCGTTCGTATACTTAGGGTTGTCGGGGTTCCTGTAAGCAAAAGGCTGACCATCAACAGTAAATTTCTTCGTTCCCACGCTGGTAAAGCAGATATTTAATACTTTAGCTCAATCACACGCCGCGTAAAAGAGGAGCATATTTTCGGCGGAACTCAAGACGACGCTCAGTAAAACCGGGAATAATACGATCAATATCACCCGAGCGAATAGCTTCTCTTAATCTTTGACCATCATCTAAATTATTATTAAAAGTAGGTAATTCAACAGAAACCAAAGTGCCGTCGTCAGGATCTGCGTAACGCTCGAAAATTTGATTTTTCTGACCCATCAATTCTTTATTCTGTTCAAGATACTGATATAAGAAATCGCGCTTACCAGTCTCGGGGTTCGAAGCTATGGGACTTCTGTAGCTTTTAATGAACCGATCTCTATCGAGATCCTCACCAGGCATAGAAGGACCAGGACGTCTGTATTCCCTTAAATCAAGTTTTGAAGGATCCAGCTTTATAGCGGGATTCATATTTTCTTGATAATCCTCGAAACGTCTTTTCATTTCGACAGCCTTAGGTGACTGAGAAGGATCGACCGAACTGTTGGTGTAATTCGCAGAAACCTCTAAAGGCACAACCTCAGAATCATCTACACCAGGGCGGTAAACAGGATTCTCTATCTCAAATTTATCTACACCAGGACGATAAAGAAAATCACGATAATCAGGAAGATCAACAGAACCTTGTCCGTAGCCACGGGGCTCTGGTGGTACATCGTAAGGGTTTGGATCTAGTCGAAAGGGGCGAGGTGTATCATCATGCACAGAACGACGACTAAAACGCGGGCGGCTGTAAATCTGCCCATTTATAAAAATACGTTCTTCAGTATCTTGAAGACTCACAACTCAAAATCAAACAGATATAAATACTTTAACTCAAAAACACAGGAGTCATAAGCCAAAAATTAAATGCAGAAAAAAACAAAGTAATAAAAAGTGTCCAAAAAGTAAAATTCGGCACGTGGAAAAAAGAACTCAACACAGTAAAAATACTCAGACGCTCGCCTTTAAACTGTGTTTTAAATCACTTTGTCATTAGACCAAAACTTTTATCGACCAAACATAAGTTCACTAAGACCAAACTCACCGCGCCGTGGATTGAAACGCTCTCCAGCTAAATCAGTTCTGAACTGAATCTCATCTCTAAACTTCTGAAGACCACTCCGAGGTTCAGCAATACCCAAAGTTGGGGTGGGTTCTTGCTCTTTGGGCATCTCGTAAGGTTTATCTGCTAAACCAGTTCTCTTCTTAGTGCCCAAAAACTGACGCAACTTCGGTGCAATGCCTTCACCTGTCTCTTGGCGTACTGCTTCGTTCGCTGCTTCCACAGCTGCAGAACCAACCAGACCCAAACCAACACCAGGAGCCAAAGGAGCAACTGCGGGGTTAGCTAAAACTGGTGTTAATGCAGCAGAAACAGGTAAACCAGTAGCAAAGTCTTGAGCCATTTGTTTGCCCATCGCTGTCGGTCCCTGCTCGTAGCCTGCGCGGACAGCTTCAGCACTTGGAATTAGATCAGCAATACCAGGCGCAAGAGAAGAAGGTGTGCGTCGAATATCCTTAGCTAAGTTAGATAGGTTATCAGGCGTTACACCAGGAACTAAAGTTGAATAAAATCTTGGTTGAGAGCTGTAAGGAGCCGCAGGTCTAGAAAAAGCTCCTTGATCGTCGACATAAACCCGACCAACTAATGGTTTTTCAGGGGGTTGTATCTGAATAGGAATTGCCTTACCTTCTTTATCGATATATGTAATCTGACCACCTCGTTGTGAAACAGGACCGTAACCAGCCAGAGTGTATGCCTTTCCTCTAATAGAAGGGGCACGAACATTACTACTTTCAAAAGGTGCAGCTGCTCTTAGATAACTACTTGTCTTTTCATCTAAACCCTGCTCCCTAGCCTTCTTAAATAAATCTGCATTATCTGCAGGGGAGTTTTGAAGTATCGAACCTGCTCGTCTATTAGCCATCGATGCTTCTTGTACGTAGCGCATAATTGGACGCTTCATATTTTCAGGCAGATCTTCATAAGACATATAAGACATCTCTTCCCCAGGAGTTCCAATTTTGAATGTCACTTCTCGTGGTACATAACCAGGATTGTCTTTTAAAAACCTGACTACATTTCTTGAAACTAATTCATCATCACGCAATTCTTCAAGATCTTCAAGACGATTTAGATTAGAGCCCCTACCCACACTGACTCTGTATCCGTCTACGTCGTAAGGATCGATCTCATCAATAAAATCTGTGGGAGAATAAAAAGTTCTTTCTGTGTTTATGTGATACTCACCTTTATTTATTCCTGGAAATTCACTTTCAAGTTCAACTCTAGGATCCATATCTCTTAAAACTTTACGTACATCTTTAGATCTTTGTCTGATGTATTTAATGTCATCACTTTCTTCAGGTGTCGTATACCCACCGCCTCCGATGATTGGTTTTCTTTCCTGAAAAGCAGGTTTTTCAATTGAAGCAATATCAATCCCAAGATTCATCATCTTCTCACGACCAGCTTGCTGTAATTTTGGGTCTCCAGATGTGTATAATTCTTCTGCTTCCATTAAATCTTGCGGAAGATTATATCCATCGTCACCTAAAGACTTAATAGCTTGGCTATAAAGATCTTTACGAACAGTGGGATCAGAGTACTTTTGTTCTAAATCTGTGTACTGTTTATATTTTTCGAATGACTTAGGGTCGATACGCGAAGCTGCTATGCCGTAATTCTCTACAGGACGACGAAAAAACTCATCTAATTCAGGATATTTTTTGATTAACTCACGAAATCTATTAACTTCTTCTTCAGTTTTAATTTTTTTTATTTTCTCATTTGACATTAAAACTCGATTATATAAACCTGGAATTAAATCTTGATAAGCTCCTCCCCCTAGAAACTCTGGATTAAAAGGTGATGGTAACTCAGTCTCGCGTGGACGCACTCTTTCCGCGTAATCGATTAAAGGTTCAGTTCTGTCTGCTCGACGAGCATCTGCTCTACGTCGACCACGAATTTCATTTATAACATCATCACGCCCAAACCTACCAAGTGCTTCAAACACCTGCGGCAACATAGAGCTTGTTATAAAATCTGCATCATCGAAATACTGCATATTCGCAGAAGCCTCCGGACTCAGAGGAAACCGCCTCTGCATTTGTTGTGGACCCTGGCGCGGCGGATTCGCCGGACGATATAGGTTCTCTGATTGAGATTGACGATATAGATTCTCTGATTGAGATTGACGACCTCGATTTAACTCACGATCAATAAATTTATATCCGTAATCAGGAGCAGGCACTTTACTAACCGCATTTTCATTTATTTTAAACCGATTCTAGTGATCACTCACCCCCACAAGGTGCTATATTTGCAGCTTGCACACCGCACCGTTTTTTCTTGAACAACTCCATGATGATCATCGAGATCTACAGGCACTATGGCACATGGGCTTTCACTGATTCCTTTAAAGGACTTGAAAACGAACCGTTTGTGGCAGGCATTCCGGAAATTATCGACGAATTTATCGAAAAATTCAGCGACAAGACCCAAAAAACGCACCGAATCACCTTTTCTTCGTCCGATTTCCCCGGTTCACACGGGAAACTGACAAAAACCAACCCAGAACAAGGTGGTGCTTGGTATAAATACGGCGAAAAAGAAGGTTGGTTGTGCCCAGCCACGCTGCACTACTTCCCAGAACACCCTGAGGAGCTTTTCGTACAATTTAGCTAGCCAGATTTTTTTCTAGGCCGCTGTTAGTATATTGCTATTCCAGAAGTTTTACCCCCAAAATACCGGGAAGATACCCAGACCCTTCTCGCCCACGCCGTCATATATGTCAAATAAGAAAAAAAAGGCTTAAAAATTTCAGATTGCGGAACAGATAAATATACCTTATGGGTACACATGTGAAGCTACAGTGCGACTTGACGGGGGGATCTCTTCCTATCATTGTTTCAATATGTGAACCACGGCGGGGTGGGGTGGTATAATCGCGCGTCACGTGGTTCCTCCTTAGTGACACAGAGCTCACCCAGTGTGCCAGTGAGCAGAGTGTCCACCATTTTCCCTATTGGTCTCCGATTTGTGGTCTCATACTGTTGTCGAGAGGCAAAGCGCCGATCTAGTAAACCCACTTAACTGGGAGCTTAACGATC